CTTTTCTTATCAGTTCTGATTAAATCGAGCATAAACTCGATACGGCTCAGGTCCGTCGGAGGTAGGTTTACCACCTCCGGCGGATCAGCCGCGAGAAGCTCTTCCTTTCTTTTCCGTTCCCAGAAGCGGGCGAAGATGGACAATACAACGTCCTCCCGCTCTGGTCGTTTCGCCGGCTTAAGAAGCGCTAGAGGCCTACGCTTCTTATCACTTTCACGACTCGTGACCTGTTTCCTTAAAACGTTTATGCGCTTCAATTCCGCAGGTATCGATTTGTACGAGCCGCGATCGCGAACCTGTCTCACCCTAAGGGCGAGTGCCGTCGCCTCTTCATCCCGCGTGATGCTGAACCCTACAGGTTTGGGCTCAACGGGAAAGAGGTTAGGTGGCGCTGGTAACTCCACGGTAGGGACGCTGTTGAGTGCTCTTTTAATGCACTTACTACTGACAGCTGACTCTCGGAACGCCCAGGGTAGTAGCACGTTTGTTTTTATTTTTTGACGAGCCAATCTCGTCGCGCCGCGTTCGACTACCATCCGGAAACCCCGGGGTGTCAGCGTGCTTTCGTAGGCAAAGCCTAGCACGTCGTCAACACCGGCTCCCATCCAGAGGGATGCCACATTTGTTTTCTTTTGTTCGACGCAGTGGCGAAATACGGTGGAATTGATTTCTCCGTACTCCGTTGATTGCAAAGTTTTTTCTTTGTTGACCTTAAGGCCGACGTTCTCGCCATGCCTGGCGATCGCGCTAACTAAGCAGCCACCACTCGTCGAAGTGGTCAAAAGATCATCACCGTTAATGAGACAGCGATGACGACTCCATTCCTTGAAGTCGATTTCGCCTCTCTCGAGTAGGTCCACAAGGGCCAGATCCACGACGGTTTTATTGATCAGACATAACAATGGGAAACTCATTGGGCTTCCCATTGGCTGACCTGAGCAGGCATCCTCGCCGTCCAAACGTAAATTGGACACGACACGTAGACACCGAGCCTCGTCTTCTGACAACCCCACACTCTTTGAGATTAAAACTTCGACTGCCCGCCGGACGTACGCAGTCTTAATATTATCAGTTGCGCTTTCATAATCAAACGAAAGCCAACTACGGTTCTGCTGATGCTCAATCAGCTGGCGGAGCCTTTCTTCGGTAGGCTTACCGACTAAAAGCCAACCCCTTCTCTTAAGAAAGGAATAGAGGGAATGGTGGAGCGGAGTCAATACGGCCACGTTGTATGAGCTATACATCGTGACTACGCGTGGCTTTCCACTACTAT